CGAACGTTATCACAATCAACCCACTGACCCTCTGCTCCAGTTTCTGTAATTTGTTTATTAATACCTGGTTGGAATCCTATTTTTTGTAACATAGTGGCTAATTATAGCACTATTTAACGTCAAAAGGAAGACCAAGGTGGAGTCTTCGATCGAATCTGTTTTCATCTCCTTGTGTATCTAAATCATTATAGTGCAAAAAAACTTGACCACAATTTTCACCTTCAAACGGTTCTCGCCAGTGTTCTAACTCACACCCAGAATATATTAACATATCTCCAGGAGATAATTCTACTTTAACAACTTTGTCTGTTTTTAAATATATGGGCCATTTTTCACCTCCTAAATTCATCGTAGTGGAGATTTTACAACTAGGTCTGTCTACATGTTTCTTTAAAACATCTCCTCTTTTGTATATTCTAGCATAAGCATAAGTAGGAATTAAATTTAAACCTGTTTCCTTTTCCATTAAAGGTTTTACTTTCATAAGCAATGTTTCCATCGCAACATCGCCATATATAGAATAAGTATTGGGAACTTGAGAATCTTCCCATTCTCCAAAGTATTTATTAAAAGGAGATATGTAAGTTGCGTCCAACAAAGTTTTACAAACTTGTCTTTTTAATAATAAATATTCATAGGCAAAGTCAGCTATTTCTGAACTAACTGCATTTTTTATAATGGAATAGTTATTTACTTTAAAGGTCATTGTTTTGGCATTACAGATAAGTTAAATGATAAACTAATTCTGTCCTCTGTTGATTTATTTTCTTCTACAAGATGTTCAACATATGAAGGAAACATCACAAATCTATTTTCTTCTGGTTTTATAAAAAAACTTAGACAATTTAATATGTTAGACTCTTTAGCAGGTAAATCACATATGCCGTCCATTCTATACATAGAGTCTTTTATGAAAACAACATTACCAGAATTTTCTGGAATCTTTAAATAAAAAATACATGCAAACTCTGAACTAGGGTGAACATGTGGTCTATTAAAAGCATCTTTATTATTTATATTTATCCAAGCATTTCTAACTTTAATTTCTAGTTTATGATCAAATGCATAGGCATCTAAATTTTTATTAATGATTGATTGTAACTTGCCTATTAATTTTTGAAACTCTTTAGAATCTTTTACCCCACTAGTTTGATATCCTCCAACATTTGTTTTTTGTTGTGAAGGTTCTTTTGATTTAATTTCATAAGCTAGTTTTATTAAAGCTTCTTTTTCAGAATCTGTATCTATAACATCTTCTATAAAAACAGGTGTAGAAAACATAGTGAAATGTGTCATAATGTTATCTTTCCTGTTGGACTACCTAAGTCTCCTCTAGGTAGCACATTAAAAGCTATGGAGTACCTATCTTCTTTTCCATGATATTTGTTTATCTCATGAAACAAATAATTAGGAAAAAGAATTATTTCATTTTTATTACTTTGAACATAATAAGACAAAGAGTTGTGTTTAGTATATTCTGTGGGTTTCATATTCCAAAAATCACTTACATATGGTTTATGTATTTTTATTTGATTATTATCTTTTAAATAAAAAACACCACTTAAAATACAATGAGAATGTCTGTGCATTGATGAATATCCTCCTGTTTTAGTTTTAGTAGCCCAAGCTTCAATAATTTCAAATTTTACATTTAATTTCATTTTATCATTTAACCAATCATCACAAGCTTGTATGAGACTTTTATTTAAATTAGGTAGTTGATCCAACAATGAATCACAATCAGAACTTCTAAAACAATATTTGCCTTCGATAGGAACGTATGTTAAGTTTTTTAAAACATCTAATATTTCATCACAGTTTAAATTAAACTTATATTTTAATATGGGTTCAGCGAATAAATTTAAATCTTCTACGTTCATACTTCTTTAAAATCCATAGCTATTGTTATTCTTTCTTCTTTACATTTCATAACACTGTGTGGTGTTTGTGAATTAAACAATACTAACATTCCATCTCTTTCAGGTATTGGGATTAATTTATTATTTAAATCATAAAAAATCAAGGGATTATATTTAGAAGCTTTGATTATTAATACAGAACTTATAGCATCTTTTCTATGATCATGCAGTTTTGCATGATCTCCTTTTTCATAAAAGTTAATCCAATAGCATTTCATTGCCCATTTTTTATTAGTGATTCTAAACAAATTTTCACAGATGTCTTTTTCTAATACTTTAAAAAACCGATAGTTTGGATTAAATCCTGAAGTCCTTGCTTCTACTGAATTTAATTTTTTTGCCCATTTATTTTTTTCTTTATATATAAAGTTTTTAATATTATTATTAACTTTTTTATCAATGTATGAAAAAGTAAAATTAATCATAAAAATTATACGCTAAAGTAATTCTGGTTAAGTCTTCTTTTTGAGCTTCAACAGAGTGATCTAAATCAGATTTAAAGATAACTAAAGTATCTTGTTTTGGTTCAATAAAATAAGTCTTCCAAGTATATATGTTAGAAGGATTAAAATCAGGTGTGTTTGGATTATCGGGTAAAGGACTTTTAAAATGAGTTTTAGCAGAATTAGAATTTGCTTTTAAATAATAAATAACAGAAATTAATGCAAAATTGTGGTTATGCCATTCTTGGTAATCTTTTTTATTATACAAATTAAACCACCCATTTGTTTTGTCTAAATTAAGTTTTTTAAAACCTAAAGCATTAGCAAATAAATTTACTTCTTTTGCTATCCAATTATTTAAATCTTTAAATTTACTATCTTTGTAAATATTATGTGTGTACGAAGAGTTAAAAACATTTTTGCTTAACCAGTGTTTTCCTCCTCGCTCAACTTGTTTAGATAAATTAATACAATGATCGACTAGATCTTTGGTGTCTACAGAATTGTTTTCAACAATATTTAAAGGAGTAGGAAATAAATTAATCATTTTTTAATTGCTGGTTGTGATGACAGAACCAACCTGTTACAATCCATTTTTCAAAATTACAGGGTAGGCCTCTGTGAGTATGAGTAAAATCAGAGGGCCATAAAACAGTCAAACCTTTTTTTGGTTTTACTTTAATTTTTTGAAAAAGAAATTCTGTTTCTCCCCCCTCTTCTATGTCATTTAAATATGTCATGAAAACAACTTGCCTATTGGTATCTTGCAAAGATCCTCTTTCATAATGATATCTAAAAAAACCACCTTCTTTAGCAGGATAATATTGAATATTCGTTCCTGCTTCATTAGTTTTTAAATACCCTGATATACCAAAATAATTCATGTAATCAGTAATGAAATTAGATATTTCTTTAAAATATTCTTGTATAAAAATGTTTTTATTATTATTAAAAAAAGTAACATCTATTGAATTTTTAACTTTTTTATCTAATCCTGAATAAGTATGTCCATCACCTTTGTACTCAAAGTTATTTTTATGATACCCTATAAATTTATCACATAAATCTATATTTTTTAAATTGTATGATCTTATAAAAGTTTCCATTATTTGTAGTTTATATTTATATTAAATCTTGCTTTAGCATTTGTGCAAGTTGAACTAGCGTGTTCTTTATGTCCTTCAAAAAATAAAACTCTGTTTTCTACAGAATTAATTTGTTTGTTTTCAAATGAAGTAAAACCATCACATGTATTTAAAGAAAACAAAACTGCTTTGTGTTCATAGGGATAATCTAAGTGTATTTTATTTTTAATTATTTTTTCTGTTCTAGGATATAAATTTACTTTAACTCTTATAATCTCAGTAGATGGTATGAAAGATAATAAATTTTTTGTAAATAAATTCCAATACTTACTTGCAATGTTATTATTAAATATATTATGTGTCATGTAATAACTTAAATCTTCTTCATGATTTTTGTGATGTATATTTACCTCATCTTGAAAATACCACGGAAAATAATTACTAAATATTTCTTTTTTTAATATGTCTAAATTTTCTTTAGGTAAAAAATTATCTTTTATCTGGTAATTCATTATCTATATGGCTTTCCATCTGTCCAAATCACCAAACTATATCTTGTGCCTGAAGTTACAGGTTTTACTCTATGCCAGACAAAAGAAGGAAATACAATTACAGTTCCTTTAGAAGCTATGTTTCTTAAATCGTGAACTTTTTTAGGTAAATGTGGAGGGCCGTCCATGGCTATTTCTAGTTCTCCTCCTTGATACTCTGTGTAATCATTTAAACAGACAGTAACAGAAACTTTTCTTATTAAACCTATTACATCGTCAAATGGTGCGTTTTTTTCATTATTTCCAGTTTTTTGATTTCGTGGTAAATAAGGTAGAGTCCAAGCATCTACGTGCCAATCATAATATTGCCCTGGATCGTAAATAGTAAACTGACAATGTTCACTACAATTTAAATCATAATTCCATTTAGCGTTTTCATTTGCTTTTAAAATGTAAGGATGAATTTCATTATAAATCCATTTTTTATCTAACCAAGCTACGTTAGATTTTCTAATTTTATCGTTGAGTTCTGCATCACCAATAATAGCTTTTTCATTATTTTGTTGAAGTCCAAATTTAATTATATCATCACAAATATTTTTTGGAATAACATCCCTAAAATACCAGTAACTATTCTCTATATTCATTCTAGAGAGTTTTATATACTAATTAAAAGAAAAGTCTAGTTAGTCCAGGTATCTGCTTTTTGATTTGCGAATACGTCTTGCATAGTCCAAACTCCTGAAGCTGCTGTAACAACACTAACTTCTCTAACAATAACAGTTCCGTCTCCACCGTCTCCAGCTTTTGCACCTACTGCTCCTTGTTCTCCAGCGCCGCCTCCGCCGCCGCCTGAACCGTCTGTACCATCTCCACCAGGTCCACTAGGATTTCCTGAACCGCCATCTCCACCGCCTCCAGC